TCTTTTGAGCTAAATCAGATGCTTGTGAATATGTTTCACTATAACAAGAAATCATTACATCATTTGTATCTAATGTTGATGCCCCATCTTTAGTATCATTAGGCTGCACACCAGTAACATCATAAATAATAAATGGAAATGTTGTTGTTTGCGGTGCTACATTAGGAAATATCCTAGTACCAACTAAAGCACTTACATCACTATCATTTGCTAAAATATTATATATTGATTTACCTATTTGCATTACACTCCAAATTTACCATATTTTTGTAACTTTTTTTCATGGCTTTTTATAGCCTTTGCCATTATGAATTCAGCATCACCCATAGCATTTTGTGTTACTTTTAAATAATTACTTTTCCATGATGGCTCAATAAATGGCTGGTCTTTTCCAAAACCTCTGCCTCCAAATTTTACTTGTCCACCATATTCAACCCACGCCCCATAATATCCACTTTTTTCATTTCTGTATGCTCCTTTAACTCTTGGACCAACAAATCCACCTAAAAATTTTCTACTCCTTCTTGTTGTAAAATATCCGACACTTCTTTTTAACGTTTCAGTTCTTTTTTTATTTGACTGATTTTCTTGGCCTTTTAAACTATTAAGATTTGATTTAGCAGCGTCAATAAATGGCTTTGAGTTTTTTCTCCAGAATTTTTGCCATACAGTATTTTTTTTGATTTGTTTAGGTAGTTGCATAAACATATCATTTAATTCTTTTGTGCCTAAAACTGTAACGTTAGTTTTTGCCATTAATCTTTATTTTCACAAATTATTTCTAAAAACGCAGTTCTTCCATCTATCTGATTAATTACTTTAGGAAAATAATATTTGCCATCATAAGTTAATCTTGATTGTAAAGTTAAATTGCTCATGTCTAAATTTCTAATGTAAACATGTAGTTTAGTCATGCCAGTTATTTTTTCAGATTGATCTACACCTTCACTTCCGCCTCTCCATTCTATTGCAGCCCAAACTGTACGAAAAGCACTATATGACCTTGTCAATTCACCATAGCTATTAGCTGAGGTACTAACTGTTTCAATAATAACTCTCCTATCTAATTCGCCAATTGTCATCCTACTATTTGTACTTTATAAGTATCAAGCAACCATTTAACATTCATTGGCAATTCAGTTGCAGTTTTACCAGTTATAACACTATTTCTATTTTCGTAAAAATTCCCTATTGTTAATAGGATAGCTTGTTTTATTATTTCTGGAACATCACTTGCAGCACTTCCATAACCAACTGTGTATCTAACTAAAACAGCATCATTTCTTTTTGTTATACTTGGAAAATTTTGACTATCAGCCAATTGTATTTGTGATGGCTCATAATTTAACTGAGTATCATAAACAGTTGCACTTAATGTTTGTAAAGAATTATCACTATCATAATATTTAACATGAGCAACCGCACTAACTTTACTTTTAAATAAAGTTTGTAATTCAGCAAAACTACTTGCATATTGTTCAATAACAGTATCAATAAAAAACCTATTAGTGTATTCTTCACTTAATTGTGTTGCAGCTTTGATAATAGATTCAATATACGTATCATCCGCACTTGTATCAACCTTAAGATGACTCTTAGCCTCTGTTAAACTTACTGGATATGTTGACGCTGGTGTAATTACTTGATATGTTTTCATATTATTTAGTTATAAAAAAAGGGATGATGGTAAGTCCACCACCCCTTTTCTGAATTAAGTATTAATACTAAGCCTCCAAGTTTTTGTGGAAAGTTGAAGATTGTACAGCTCCAGCATCTACTAGAGATGTTAGTACATATCTTGGCTCACCAGTTCCAGCTCCAGAATAAATGTCATAAATCACATCTAAACCACCAAACTGTGCAATGTGTACTTTAGAGAAATCTCCAAATAAAGCAGCAGTTTTTGAAGCAGTTCCACCAGAGTTTAGATTAGATGTTACAAATGAGAAATATCCATTTAATCTCTTATCAGCATTGTCAAATAATGCAGAAACATTAGAAACTTGAGCTAATGATTTTACATCAGCATAAGCAGCTGGATTTAGAATGTAAGCCATTCTTGATCCTTCTAAATTTACATCAGCAGCTAAAGTATCAGTTTCCATTAATTGAACGTTAGCAGCAGAAATTGCAGATGTTGCAGAAGATGTCGCATCTAAAAATAAAGATGTTGGAGCATTTGAAACGTCAGCGTTTCCTAAAAATGCAGATTCCATTGTTGAAGCAACTGATTGAGCCATGTTTCTTCTTAATGCAGCTTCAATAGATGTATTCTGAGCAATTGCCTCAGCAGATACATTTACAATAGAAATACATTTCTTTGGGCTTAAAGTTAAAGATGTTGCAGTTCCATTTGCAGCTGGAGCAGAGCCTCCAGTTTCAGCAACGAATCCAGAATTGATTGATGAAAATACTGGGAATTTCATGTTGTTAACTCCAGAATAAAAATTAGCTCCAGCAGATGCCATTACTAAATTTGCCTCTAATTGGTCAGTCCATGCCATTACTTGAGTTGCATTTCCAGCAGCAGTTCCAACCGCAGCTCTTGTTAATATACTTGAAGGAATACCAATTCCTTTGTAAGATTGACCAGTATATCTTGATTCATTTCTAGCCTCTTGATCCATTTCTTTAACAAGTCCTTCTATTCTACCAGTAGCAGCTTGAGCTAAAGCATCTTGAAAAGAGTAATCTCTTACTTCTTTTTCTACTTTATTACTAGTAACTCCAGAAACAACCGCAGCGTTACGCTTGATAGTTTCTAACTTTTCAGCTCTTTCAATCTTTGCATCAAGATTATCAACTTCTGTTAATAATCCATCAACTTGACTGTTTTCGTCAGAGGTTAAATCTCTTTCCTCAGTTGTAGCAACATCTTTAATGTTTTCCAACTGAGAAATAATGTCTGATCTTTCCTCCTTTAAAATAATTGATGTTTTCATTTTATAATTTTTTAAATTTATTTTCTCTTTTTTAATTCAATATTTAATGAGATAAGAGAATTTCTCACTAAATTGTTTTCTTTTTCTTCAATAATTTCTTCTTTAGTTTCCTCAACTAAACTTTCTTGATATTCTTTTAATCCTCTTTTAGCAACAACTAAATCAGATTCAGCATGAGAATATGCGGGGTATGTTACACTTGAGATATCAAATAATTCTGCAATCTTTTTGATTGTTCTAATATTGTTACCTTCAGCATCAGTTGACCATTCATCCTCTGCCACAGTAAATGCAAATGAGCTTTGGCTTATATCCCCACGCTTCATTGAGATAGCTAAATCTTTTCCATAAGATGTTTCTGGCATTTCAAATTCATATTTTAATCCTCTTTCATCAGCTGTTAAATTTAAAGTTCCAGATGTATTTCTTGCAAGAATTAAATTAGGATCATGATTTATTAAAGCCCTAACATCAGAGTTTGCAATTAGTTCCTCAGTAAATGCCCCCCTTTCTATAAACTCATAAAAGCCACCAAGATTGTTTGACCTTGAATCATAAACACTAGCATGACCAACAACTAAATCTCTACCATCTTCAGTTGAATCAACTCTTGTTTCTATATTAAATATTCTTTTTTCCATTTGATTATAATTTTTTAAATTTCTTTCATCTTTTTCTTCCTCTGCAATTATTTCATTTCTTTTTCTTTCACTCCATTTAACAGCCGCATCACCACCCCACAAAGCCCATGCTATGCGTCCAGCACTTGGAAAGCCATCCTCATCTGGGCTAAATCCTTCACCTTGTTTATCAACTTCATGCCTTTGTAAGTAACTATACATTCTTGTTACTCTATCAGCTGATAATGAATTACTGATAATCATATTGGCTGTTTTTAATCCAACCTCAGTTCCACCTCTGCCAAATTCTTCACGCCATTCTTTTCCTTTCTTAGCCTCATCAATCATGCCTTGCGTTGGAGTAAAGTCAATATCACTTATTGCTCTGTAATCACTATTTGCGTCATCAGATTCTTTTTTAGAATCATAAATGCAAGAGCCAGATTCACCCCATTTCCATTTTCCATTGTCGCATTGAATACTAGGCATCTTCACCAACTTTGTCTATTGTTGTCATATTCATTTGCATAAAATGTTTATCACCACCTTCAATAGAGTTCATATTTTCTTTTTGTCTAACTTCATTTATTGACATATAACCATTTGTAATTGCAGTTTTATATGCCTCTGTTCTTGACTTAACATCACCTCTTAACAATCCATTTACATTAAACTCAACAAATGTTTTACCTAATTCATTTGTTCTAAATAGTTTTAGATTCATCTCTTGCTCTATTCTTGTAATGTAAGGCATCAATGTATAAGTAACAAATTCTTGAGATTGCATTTCAATATTATTAAAACTTGATTTGCTTAAATCTTTGAGCATGTGAGGTGGTACATTAAATATTCTTGCAACTTCCTCAATGCTAAATTGTCTTGAACTTAAAAACTGTGCTTGTTCTGGGCTGATTGAAATAGGCTTAAATGTTAATCCTTCCTCTAATACAATAGTTGAATTACTATTTTTTAGTTTACCATAGTTACTGTTAAAGCTGGTTTTTAATCTTTGTAAAGCTGTATCACTTAATGCTCTATCAGTTTGTAAAATAGAACTTGGCTTTGCTCCATTAGAAAAGAATGTTGAGCCAAATTCCTCTAAACTAACACCCCAGTTTAAAGCCTTAGCACATTGACTAATGGGACTGAGACCTGTCACACCATCGTCTGTAATTGTTTTTATATGAAGAACATCACTTGAATCTAAAACAGCTCCACCATCAACTTGATAAAAAAGTTCATTATTATTTACAACAACTGTAACATTACTAGGATCTAAACATATTAATTGAACTGGAGTTCCAGAATTGTTTCTTACTATTTGGACATAACTATTTCCCTCAGTACAAATACTGAGCATAATAAACTCAAAAAAAGTTATTTTATTTTGATAATAGTTAGGCTTGAATTTTATAAGATTGTAAATTGGGCTTTTAGTATCTTCTAATTTATCACCATTTGCTTGTTTAGTATAAACAGAAATAGGTAGTGATGAAACAGATTCAGCAAGTAATCTAATCGCACACCAAACCGCAGTAAGCGTTAAGGCTTTGTCAGTATCAAAAACATTTGCATCTGGAAAAATTGAGTTAAGAGATAAATCTCTTTTTTGAGTTTTAGGAGGAATGAATACGTTTGTAATTCTTTCTAGTAAAGTCAATGTGAAATTATTATTTTCACAATAATACAATACAATTCATTTTTAAAAAAACAAACTAATGATTATTTTTTAACATTTTACAATACCAAAATATCTCTTTCATCATAAATACTATCATTACTCTCAGTTGTTAAGTGACAACCTAAAGCCATTACTAATGCAATTATTGGATCAACTTTTTCTTTTGATTTGTTTTTTGCTATCTTAATATTTCCAGCTGGATCTTCTTGCAAAGCAACATTACTCATACACCAATTAACACATGGATTGTTGTTGTGAATAATATTTTTTGCTAATATCTCAGCCTCTAAAGTTTTAGTTGGCATTGACATTGATACAAATCCTTGGCCAAAAGGGTCCATGTTCGCCCCATCATTCTGTAAATCAATTACGCATTGTGAGGCATTCCATCTATCGTAACATATACTCTGAATCCTATATTTTTTTGAAAGCTCATTTATCTTTGCTCTTATAAAATTATAATCAGCAACATCACCACTTGTTCCATAAACATGGCCATCTCTTAACCATGCAACATAATCAACCCCATCTCTTTCACTTCTTTTCTTTGCATTTTCTTCTGGTATAAATATGTATGGGATAAAAACAAACTTGCCATCAACATTAAATAATAAAACAAATGCTGTTAAATCTCTTGTAGATGCTAAGTCAAGACCACCCCAACATTCTTTTCCCTCTAAAATACCATAATCAAAATCTTGATGACATGCATTCCACTCACCAGATGTAAGCCATGCACTATGTGAATCAGTCCATTGATTTAACATTAAACGCCTAAATGTATTTTGATATGAAGGAACATCAACAGCTCTTTGGCTTTCCCTTTGCATATATTCTTTTTTTAAACTAATGCCATAATTTGGATTTGCTTTTTTCCATGTTGATTCCAAAGTTATATCGTCATCATTATCTGATTCATATATAACAGAATAAAAACTTTCATCTTTTATAGTTCCTTCTAAAACTTTTTTTGCGTAAGAATATATTTCATAACATATAGATTGCTTGTCATAACCAGCTGTTGTTATTGCAATTGTTAATGGCTGTCTTCTTGATCCAGTTGATGTCGTCAAGGTATCAAAAAGTGAACGATTAGGCTGTGTGTGTAATTCGTCAAAAATTATGCAGTTAGCATTAAAGCCATGTTTTGTTTTAGAATCTGAACTTATAGCTTGATAAAAATTTCCCTTTGATTCATTAACAATAGAATTTCTATATGCTTTGCCTCTTTGAGAAAGTTCTGGATTTTGCAAAATCATTCCTTTAGCTATTTCAAAAACAATACCAGCTTGACTTCTATCACCAGCTGCACTATAAATTTCACTACCTCTTTCTTCGTCAGCGTATAGCATATAAA